AAGCCTGCAAATTGCATGGTGCTCTTGAATTTATCAATGGCGTCATTCGCGCCAACCGCTTCTTTGACCAGGTCGCCAATCCCGCCAATCAAACCAGTGACCGCCGACTGTGCTGCACCGGCAATTGCTCCAAATGACAGCTTCTCACGGAATGAGCCCAGGACACCGCCAGTCTTTTCGCCTGCGGAACCAAGTCCGGTGAACGACTGCATGAGCCCCTTGAAGCCACCTTGGGCCTTCCCCGCAGACGCTCCCGTCTTATCCAGTCCCTCAGAGATGTCGCCCTTCTTGCCAGTGCCGAGCTTGGTGGCAGCTCGGTCGATATCTTGGATGCTTTTGACGACCTTATCTCCACCGTCGGCCTTGATGTCAATCGTAACTGTCCCGTCAGCCATCGTCGTCACTCCTTTCTGGCAGTGCCACTCGTTCTTTGAGTTCCTTCAACCGTGCCCGTGTTTTGGCATTATCTTTACCCTTGTACTCAGAAAGATCAGCATTCCGAATCCCGAGGATGTCGTCAAATTTGGTACCGCTGGGAAGTCCCCGCAACAACGCGGCAAATTGCAGCCAGTGAAGTTTTCCTTGCTCGGTGATCAGGTCAATGCCATAGGCTTGGCGGAACGCCGCATAGATATAATCGGCGTCAAAGTCGAGATCGAAATCGGTCTTCTTTTCCTGCGGCGGTGCCTCCACAGGGTCGCCGTTGAGATCAATCAATGGTTCTTCTGGTTCGTTTTCCAACAGCTCATTGATGGCGCTGAATAGATTCGCCCATTGATCAGCCTCGGGCAACTTTCCTTTGACAAGCAAGCTGAGGTACGTGTCTATGCGATCGGTTGGCAGCAGCAGATTATCCGCCAGCTCGTGCTGAGCGAATAGAACGTTGTCAAAGCTCAGGTCAAGTTGGTATTCGCGCCCGTTGACCGTCACCGAGCTTGGCAGTGGATCATAAAGACGCATCGTCGCACCTACTTACGCTTGTGGGCGGCCAGAATCTTAGCCTTGCGGTTCTCTGACTTTTTCTGCAGTTTGCTGGCCTTCTCGTCCAGCTTTTTACCGATATAATCGTTAGCGGCGTTAAACAACAACCACATATTGATAAACGAATTGCCGCCACCAATCTTTGAAATTCGGTCGTACTCACCGGATCCAAACATACTGTCGAATTGAATCTGCATAATCTCCGACAATCCTTTGATTGCCTCGCTGAGATTGTTTTCATCAATTTTTCCTAACTTTGCGTCATAGTCAGTACCTAACTGGTCCAGCTCCTTCTTCACAGTTGCCTGTTTTGCCTGAAGCTCAGTTAGTCCCTTGTCGGTCATATCGAAATGGAGCGCGGTATTCGTAATCTTGTCTGGATCATCCTTGCTCTGGATGCCAATGGGGATGGCCAGAATACCGGAGTCAATAACAATTACTGGTTCAGTCATTTATTTCACCCTTCCAAAAAAGGCGGGAGAGCGTCATGCCCTCCCGCCCGTCGTGTCATTATTCAGCTTTTAGGGTCGCCCCACCTACATGCGCAGTTGACTGTGCATTAGCTGGGGCTGCTGGTTTTTCCGGCGGTGTATCACCTAATGCGACCGCAGTCAGGCCCGTCTTCTTGTCGCCGGTGATCGTGGCCGGCTGCGGCACGCCATCATAATCAAGATGGCCGCTGAACTCTTCATAATCAGAAGAATCGCCGGATCCCGCCTTGATTTCCATTGCCTTGGCTACACCGACAACAGCAGTCCCGTCAGTGAACCGGATTGCCAACCATAAACGACGCTCGTCATCGGTTGGTTTCCGCTTCATCTTACGAATAAGGGTCTGGGCCGGATCATCAGTGACGTTACGGCCGGAGAAGTTCCACTTCTCGCCGTAGCCGGTCAGGGTGGATGCGGTCGAACCGTCGCCAGCATAATCGGAATAATCGTCGGTGTTCTCATCGGTGTCATCCTCGATTGATGTGATCCCAGCGCCCAGCAGATGGAAGTCCGCCGGTTTCGGGATCTCGTTCGGATTCTCTGCATCCCATGGTGCGACATAGTGCTCACGTTTGGCGTTTTTTGGTTGTGCCATTAATATCAAGCCTCCAATTGAATTACTGCGTTAAAATCAATCACGCCAACGACGAAGCCCTTTTCATCGGCACTGTCGATCGTTGGTGTGTTCGTCACGGAAAAACTTTCAAGAACGTATTTCCCGTTTGTGGGAAAGTCTGCCGGATCTTCCAGCTCGTCCAGATACATAGAAATGGTCCAGAGCTGTTCGTTAATCTTCTGCGGGTCCTTGGACCGGAAGACGTACTCATAATTGAGTGTCATTTCTTTGTTCCCCGCCATGTCTTCACGGGTCTTCTGACCGCCAGGCAGCGGATAGAGCACGGCGTTCTCCTTGGGTTGGAGATAACCGGCCGTGGCCTTGACCTTCGTCGGCAGGCCGTTGATCGCGGCGAGTAGGTCCATCAGGAAATCTTTCATAGGCGCAGCCCTTTCTTGAATGCGTTCGTCCACTTGCTGGCGTACATGGCCGTGGCTTTCTTATCCCAGTGCGGGCCAGTCCCAGGCGTGGTGTAGTGCCAGCCACTGGATCCGTAGAACATTCGACGGGCGTATGGTGTATTCCAGCTGATATCCGAACCGTCACGGGAAATGGCCTGCGATTCACGCAGTGCACCAGCGTGTGGCGGCCCCTTCGGCACCAGCTTGTTCATGTCAGCGCCCATCTGGGAGGCCATGATGAAACGTGCCTTGTTGAATGCCTCAGGGCTTAGCTTGCGATCCACTCCGTCCAGGTCGTCATGGACTTTGATGCCCAATTACAGCACCTCCAATTCGTACGAGAACACCTCAGCACTCGCCGGCTCGCTGTTCCGCTCAACCCGTGTGATGGTGTAATCAGCCCCATCGAAATGGGCGATCCCGTCCAGCCAGCTGTCGTTAAACACCGGCATTGGTGCTAATTTCGGGTACAAAAAAATCACCGCGTTGGCGATGATCTCCCGATTGTTGCTGGTGCCTTGATAGATTTGTCCTCGGTCAATCCGGCACTTGACTGTGACCGGATCCGAATACGTGGGCCGCTGCCAGTCATCAAATCCCAGCTTGGCCGACAGGCTCACTGTGTCCACCAGCCAGGCCGGATCAATACGGAGCATGATCCACACCTCGGTACAGGAGACCAGTGCCAGACAGTGCCGCAATGGCGTCCTCGGAATAGATGGTGGACTTCTCATCCCCGCCAGAGCTGTTCCGGGCCGCTCGGCTGACCGTTGTCCGGCCAATGGTTTGCGTAACCGGCTGGGCATTGAGCTCTTCGGTACTCATTGCCCCCTGTTCAGCCAGATATGCAGCTTGCAAGATAACGGCCCGTTTGAAGCGTGTCACCCGCAGCGGAAAACGATCATCATCGATGCTGTGCACGCGATAATAGTCCCGTGTGAGATCATCCAGCAGGTCGCTGGCCCGGAGCAGGATCAGGTCAATGTTCTTGGGCATTTCCGCGTCCGTCAGGTGTTGGGCTTTTTGATAATCCTCTTTTGAAACGTACTCATAGGCCATCTAATCACCCCTAGGCGGCTTTCTTCGGCGTTGCCTTGACGGCAGCACTCGGAGCACTCTCACCAACCGCATTAACGGCAGTCGCCGAAACGGTGTACTCCGTGTCATTGGTCAGCTTGTCCACAGTACCTGTCAGCTTGGCGGGATCCACATCAGTCTTGGTGGCGCTGCCTCCTGCAGGTGTGTAGCTAAGGACGTACTTCGTGATCGCACTGCCGCCATCCTTAGCCGGAGCAGTGATGGTGTAATCAATCTTGCCATCACCGGCCACAGCGGCCAACGTAGGTGCGTCAGGAATGTTCGGCACCGTGAACCCAGGCTGGTCCGTCAAGTCCGATGTGGTGGCCGTAATCGCCTTGGTGCCGTCCGTATCAAATCCGGTCTTGTAATCTCCCGTATTGACCACGGTACCTGCAGCAATGCCATCAACGTCAACCTGACCGGTACCGATCGCACCAACGGCGACGACAGCATTGTCCTTCACAGCCTTAAGAAATTCCTTGGAACGATCAATCGTTTCTGCCATTGTTTTTGCTCCTCCCTATTGCGCTGAGAATGTGGCCCCGCCGTTCTTCGCCGTTGATGTGGTGGCGGACGGGGCTACGCTTTTGGGGCTTCGTTGTGCACGACCAGTGCCCGAGTTTCGTCGGACAGCCAAACGCCATAATGTTCATCGGCATTGAGCTTGGTCAGCTTGTGGTCGATGTCCCGTGCGGTTTCAGCTACTACCCCGCGCTTCATGACGATGGTCACGGCGCCGGTCTTAACGGCCACCTGGGTACCTTTGGCAACCTTCCGGCTGGAGATGATCTGCCAACCGAACACGGAGCCGAGCGTCCCAGAGACCAGGATGCTGTCGCCCAGATCAGTGGCACGAGTCCAGTCCTCGGTGAACTTCTTCCGCAGAGCAGTGATGTCGGTCGGATTCATCAACAGCACACCGGTTGCCGGGTTGGCGTCCTCGAAGTTATGCGGGTTGGCATCATCGTTGAACGTGTCCTCGATCGCATTGAACAGATCCAGGTCCAGCTTCGCTGTCACAGAGAGGGGAGCCGCAACCAGGGCAGCCAGCACATCGTTGTCCACCTTGGACGCAATGGACGTGGAGATCTGGCGAGCTGCTTCGGAACGCGGATCACCATAACCGGAGAGCAGTGCTTCGTCAGTCAGTTTGACACCGATGCCTGCCTTCTTGATGGTCGTTTGGGTGGTTTCAGTGGTCAGTTGAGCGTAATCAATAGCTTCCCCTTCGCCGAACTCCGTCGCATCGCCGATATATTTGAAACGCGGCACGGTGATGGTGTCTCCAGGACGGCCCACCAGGGTGGCGTCCACCTTTGCGAGGTTGGTGAAACGGATCGCCTTCGGGAGTTGAGCGGAGATCATCGCTGCCATGACTTCCGGCACGACTTGGGTGCTGAGAGTTGTTGTTACATCTGCCATAATTTAATTCCTCCTATTTTTCGGACTCCATGGCCTTGGCAACCTCCTCATAAGATGCATGAGCGAAGTCAATGCCTTTCGAGCCGCTGCTCGGATCAGGATTGCCCGATACCGTAATCGACGGGCCAGGCTTGGTTGCCGTCTTGGCTGCCGGCTCCTCATTCTTGACCGGTTGAAACAAATAATCGTTGTCCTTCTGGACAGATTTCAGCTGGTCATTGAGTCCAGTGAGCTTGCCGTTCTCAAACTTGATGGCATCTTGGTCCAGGAGTGCCCCCACGGCCTTCGTATTGCGTGCCCCAGCGTCGCGCAATGCCAGCTCAATGGCATTGTGCTTCTGGGCATTCGTGAGTTGTGTCTGGGCTTCCTGGGCCTTGGCCTGCCAGTCCTTGATGGCCTGTTGAGCTTCCTCGTTGCCCTTGGCTTTGCCCTGCAAGTCCTTAATGGTCTTGCCGGATTCCTCCACCTGGGATTTGAGACTATCCCGCTCGGTCGTGACATCGGTCACCTGCTGCTGCAGGCTGCTGATGCCCTTGCCGTAACTAGCCATCACCTTGTCGATTTGTTCATCGGTCAATCCTAATTCTTTCAATTCTTCTCGTTTCAAATTCATTCACCCTTTCGATTTGTTGACGCGGATCGCCCGCGATTTGGGTACAGAAAATGAGCAGTTTTACGACTTACTCAGGTCGATTGCATAAAAATAGCGCCCAATTTATGGACGCTACTTAATCTGTGCCTTTCAATGCTTCATTCATCGCTTTAACGAATTCTTCCTGTTTCTGCTTCGACA